CACCGAAACCAGCACCTAGACCGCCACCAACGGCACCCAGGGCACCACCAGTAAGCGCACCTTTAAGTGGGTCTCCACCTTGAATAGCCGCACCAGCACCACCTGCCGTAGCTCCGACAGCAGCACCAATTAACATTGCCTCGCCTACACCGGTTCCCATAGATATACCTCGCCTAATTTAAACAGTACTTTATCATTAATATAACGCCGAAACAAACGTTGCAGTAAGGATTACAGATGGTGATGCAGGGTGTGTCGGGCTTGTTCCAGGAGGGTATGTAGCCGCCACCGTATTTCCTGAGTCTGAAGCCATCATCAACTGGATGTTATCCCCAGCATTTACCGCCACCACTAGATTCCAAGAAATAATTGCAGCACCTATACCGCCAGCGTGTTTTGATGGAATTGACACGACACCGCCTGTTTGCGGTATATCGCTAGTGTTCTTTCTAAACCAAAGGACTACGTTATCTACTGAACTTGTTGCATTTATAAGTTGGACGCTAAATTGAATGTTGTAGTATCCAGCCACAGTAAAGACAATTTTAGTGTTGTCTAGTGGATCTAAAGCTACTTGGTTGCTAGCATCTGTCGTATCAAATGGAATAGCTAAAGCCGTACTTGCAGACGCTACACCCTGAGCTTCTGAAACATAAACCCCAGCGCTATGGGATGAACCGCTAGAGCCGTACTGTGATCGGGTGATTCCTGTAAACGAGGTGGCAGTCTTGCCTGTATAAGTAACTATTTCTTCTTCAATAATAAGGGCCCCAGCGGACGCAAAGTTAGCGGTTGATGCTACAACAATATCTGCGGTTGAAGAGCTGTTTGGTATGGCGTTAGTTAATGTTGTATATCCATCTTGAGAAAACGCACCGTTTGGAAACTTTAAAAAGCCACCGCCTGTATTGGAACTAAATGGCTGAGCAAAATTATCGATCTGATTAAAGTACAGACGTAGGGCATTTAAAAGCTGGTCTTGGTAGAGTTGACTATAAGCAATGGGCGCAATCAGTAAGTTAGGCGCTTTTGGCGGTCTAAGATCTAAAGTCTTAATTTGTGGGTTGACTGCCATTAACGTCTTCCGTCGTTACGAATATCAATTCGTGGACTACCTAACTGCCAAGCCACACCTAAACTGTCTGAATAAATACGAAACGCTAACTGACGACCACGCAGGCGGGTATAGACCTGCCCAGTAAACTCTTGAATGTTATACACAGGTGCACCTGAAAAGTCGTCTGCACTAATTACTTCTGGGTCATCTGCCGTGCCATAGGGAGTGCCTGAATTTCTACGAGGCTTGACCTGCATCGTTACATAGGGGTTATTGACGTTAGAGCCGTTAAAATTGATATCAGGCAGAATACGCCATACGAACCCAAAGTTATGTCCATCACCAATATCAAAGTCAGAAGACTGAACGTAGGACACAATAGGCACCGGTTCAAGTCCAGATACATCGTCAACGGCGGACTCGTGATACAAAATGCGGTTGTTGTAGTCAGCAGCCATGGGGTATGGGCGAATGCCAGAATCTAGCCAAGCAGTGCGAGCCATCGTACCGTAAGACCAAACACGCTCTACGTAGTTATAAATAATGTATTTATCTACAGTGTTGCTTCCTTGAGAGCAATAGAACCACCAGATCTCGTTGTATCCTTCGTTAGAGCCAGCAAATACTTGGAAGGCTTGGTCCCGGTTTATATCTTCAAAGGTATATTGCCAAAGCGAGCAAGGCAGAGTTTCTACCCGACCAGAATAAATATAGAACTTATCCACACCCATCCAGTAGGTGACGTTATTTACCGTAATAGCAGCATTAGGTGACATGATGGAGATGTTGTCCATCAGGATTTGAAAGCCCCAAACATAAGGTGGCCCAAGATACTGCATCGAATAAATAGCAGAATCCGTCCAAACTAAAATCTCTTGGCGAGTGGCTTCGGCGGTCATAATGTACGAGCCGTTAGAAAGTCTAAATTCGCCTGACTGATTAGTTACTGCTGGCACCCATTCATATGGGTTTTCTTGGTCTGACCAGCGCACCAGCATCGGATCAAAAGTAGTAGCGGCAGTTACTGGGTCATATGGATTAGCACCGAAGCAAATAACAAAACGCTGAATAGCTGAGGCAATTACCTGAAGCGTAGAAGTTGGAACCCTAGTTCCATCGTAGCCTTCTGCGGTAGATAGAGTAGACAGTGGTTTAGCACGGGTTTGAGTACCTAGCGTAGCATCCCAATAGAATACCGAACCGCCACGAGGTGCAATAACTAAATCTTGCCCATAGTTGTCATTAGTCCAAATACGTAATTGCTGACCAATCCCAGTACCAGTAAACGCTTCACCCCAACCTCTTGTGCCAGTTTCAGCATAAACAACAACGTTGCCCCCACCAGTTGTAGTAGAAGTAGCGTTTGCCTGAACTGTTACTGTATATGCGTTGGCGTTGGCAATCGTTGGGTAGAAAAGAGTATTTAGCAAAACAGCAGGAATACCACCCGTAGCAGTGGCATTAGAAAATATGACTGCGTTGCCGTTGGATAAACCATGAGCAGTTTGAGTTACAGTTACTACGTTGCTACCATTGGTTGTGGTAAAGGGGTTTGTCAGAGAAGTAACTGTGCCAGTAACAGGCCAAGGACCAGCACCCCAGCCAGTGCCAATACTATATACGTTCAGACCTGTAGGCTGCTGATAGGCAATATTAGTTAACGCCCCGCCGTTACCAGTGTCTGAGCCGTTGGCATTTACCGATACTATGATGGTGTAAGCGGTTGAATTAATTTGTGAATTAACTGCAAATTCTTGATTTAGCACAGTGGCAGTTACGTTACCACCAAGACTTGCTGCACCAGAAATAGTTAAATAGTCGCCTACGTTTGGGGTGTATGAGCTGTCAACAACAGTAACTACGTTTGATCCGCTGGTTGCAATAAATGCGCCGCCTACGTTGGTAGAGGTATGCACAACTGGGGTAATGTCAAAGTAAGTGCCACCTTGCTCAATGTAGTACTTGAGATTGGTACCAACACCTAGGTAATTAGATCCATTAAGGGATACCCAGTTCCATAAAGATCGAGCCAAACCCAAGAACTGAGCAGTAGCCATACGTGTCCAACCACCAATCTTTTCAGGAAATCCTGAACGAAAGCGAATCTTATCTCCGTCATACCAACCGCCCTCGTTGGAGTAGTCAGTACCTTCTCGGTTTAGTCCTGGGCGAAATTGTAGTTTCTGTAATGGCATACGGGTTTACCCTAAGATAAGAACAATGCTCGTTCATCATTTCTGCGAGTGACCAAGCCTTTCAGTACTTTACCGCCAGCGAGCGTATATTTCAAGAACTCTTCCGCAGCCCCTTCCATATCCCCACGAATAACCTTCTGACGGAGGGTTGAGCGCTGTAGTGTTCCAAGACCAACATTGAAGCTAAAGCTAACAAGAGCATCGAACTGACCTTGAGTGAGCTTAACGGGACAGTAGCGTTCAACACCTCGTTCAAAGCGGTTAAGATCGTCTCGAAGAATGTCATCTACTTCCTCCATCGAAAAGGTGCGGTTATCCCGTTCTTCTAGTGGGTAGGCGTCCCGCTCGTCAATCTTTAGGGCGCCTTGCCGTGGGTATAGCACATGACCTACCCCAATCGTCCAGAGTTTAGCTGGGCAACGGTAAGGCTTTTGACGGACACCTTCGTGGTGCTTAATCATCTTAATGGCTTTATCGCTTACTTTCACTTCTTAAATGCCTGTGTACCAAACCAGAAAGCAATAATAGAAGCCAGAATCTGCATCTCTTGGTCGTCAAAAATCATAGTAACGGACTCAGCAAACGCAGCCCCAGAAGACCATGCCCACCAGATTGAGGCTATGTCAACCACGATTAACAGGAAGACAAACAAATAAGTCACCATCGGACGAACCGAAGCACGAAGATTTATGACCCACTGGCTAGCACCCTTGCCAATCTCAATGTCATGGGCGTACATAGCACTGCGTTCCTGAGCTTGGGTTTGCATAGCTATTTGGTCAGTACGGATCTCTTCTACACGGGCTTGAGCAGCGTATCCCGCCTCCATTAGTTTTAGTTCCCGCTCCATCTGCATGGCAGCCATAGCAAGTTCGTGTTTTTTATCTCCCTTATCCTGGAAGAAGTCTAGTAATTTAGGCAGACCCCCCATGAGGAAGGACAGCGCTGTAGATATTAGGGTAAGCATTATTTTTTAGCCCTTTCTTCAAGGAGTTTGACCCGTACATGAAGGTCTTGAATTTCTTTATGAAGCTCTGCTTTAAGAGCATGACGCTTTTCTGCCGATATTGGGCTGTCTGTTGGAACACCCTCGTTAGTAATCAAGGCGGGCATCTTGCCTTCAATCTGGGTCAGACGGGTCTGAAATGACGATACTTGCCCTAAGAGCCACGCCAGAGCAGCCACAATGATTGGAATCACCGCCTTTAGTATGTCCTGCATATTCATTTCTTAGACCCCCATACCATGTAATAAGCAATCCAAGCTGCTACTAAAAAGCACCAGAACTGCACCCATTTAACCTTTGACAACTCTGCATCAAAGTACTTCTTGTCTTCCTTCTCTAACCGTTCAATCTCGGTCTTGAGATCTAGCACCTTTTGCCATTCTTTAGTGCCATGCTGCTTTATAAAATCAACCCTCAATTTGTACTCTTCATCGCTTATCTTCTTGCGGTGTCGGTACTCCTCAAGGGCTTTGTATATTGCACGTTCCTTCTTTAGCTCGGCTTCTCTGCGTTCCCGTATCTTTGCGTTCGCTCGTTCCTTCGCTAAGTCTACTGCCTCCTTCTGAACATCCTCGATGTTCTTGCCAATCTCTTTGCCAGCCTCTCGACCAGTCTTAAACCCTTCGCTGATCCCCTTGGCACCAGCCCCCAATCCGAGTTCGTCTGACATATCTCACTGTTCTTTGCCTCAGAGTGTTGACCCACCAAACGACATATTGGCTACTACGATGGCTACGTGCTGCTCTGGATCATCAAGCGGGTCTCCGCAATCATTGCACTTTTTGGCAGCAAGCTCAGCTTCGTCTACATCACGCCCACAGTTTGGGCAGTAGATTTCAATCGTATGGCGTGGCTTAAACTCAGAACCGCTTAATTCGTCTTGAATAGTTTTAATCATGTTAAGTCCTTAATTTTTCTGAGCAATAATTAAATCAACGTATTTAACAGCTAAATTAAGCGGAGCACTACCAGATCCTGAACTAAATGAGAACGGATGAGTGTGAGACCCACCACCACCAGTAGAACCAGTATCATAGTTAGCATAAAATTGTGCGTCTCCAATTACTCTAGCTCCATATAACGTACTAGTGCTTTCTTGCCAATAGGTAGGCACAGAATGGGTGTGACTAGGTATCTGTGATGTGCTCAATGTTGTTGCTCCTGCTGAACCAGATATAGATGATACAGTTACTGAAGTTGTAGTATTTGCAAAAGCTGTTGTAAAGTCAACGCTACCGCCAGAGCTAACTGAACCACTGACTAATCTAAAACCAGCATTATCCGTGCCTGTATCTTTAGTCCAACCAGTAGGTGCGTTTGTTTGATTAAATGTCATACGGGTGCCAGAAGCAAATTCTGGTGTTGGTACTGTCGAGATCCAAGTAGTGCCATTTGAACTTAACACATTTCCAGATGATCCTGGGGCTACAAAGATAGGATTTGAAGTTCCATTACCAAGAATAACGTTATTAGCTGTTAATGTAGTTAGTCCTGTACCACCTTGAGCAACTTTTACAATTCCATTTGTGCTTGGAGTGTTCGCCAATATAAAATTAGTGCCATCACAATAAACAATTGCCGTTGAACCGTTAGGGATAGTCACTCCAGTGCCTGTAACACCAATAACTCGAATAGCGTATCCACCAGTAGTGTTATTTGCAATTATGTATAACTTTTTAACCACTGGGGGTATAAGATCACGTTGAGCATTATTTACTCCAGTAACCACCAAAACTGCATTTCGGGCTTCATCCGTTACACCATTAAAATTGGTTAACGTGTAATTGGCATCAGCCATGACAATTGAAGTTACGCCAGTAATAGCCTGTTCAAGCAAAGTACCTAGGTTAATATTGGTTGTTTGCCCCCAAATACCCGATTGATCGCCGTCCCCAATTAGAGTTAGCTTTAAACTTGTTGAGTATGTACTTGCCATGATTTGTCCTTATGCTGCTAATACTTCTGTCCAATTAGGAGTCTGTGCAGTATCTACTAGACCCCATACATTTTGCTTTTTAAGTCTAACAACGGTTCTAACGCCAGTCAAATTAACTATCGAGTCTGCCTGAGCATTTACCGTACCAACTACACCGATAGCGCTTACGCCAGTTAAATCAACAGTACCTGTGCCAGTAACATCTACATTACCAAGCTGTACTGGTATTCCAAACCCAGTAACATCAATAAAGTTATTAGTTACAAGCGATACATTACCCAATAAAGTCGGCACCGCAAAGCCAGTAACGTTATTTATGCTACTGCCGCTAACCGTTACGTTACCTACTAAAACTGGAACTGCAAAGCCAGTAAGGTCAATAACTGAATTAGCAACAACATCAACAGTGCCAACCAATACAGGACTGTAAACACCCGTTAAATTTAAATTTGCTGATGCTACGACTGTTACTGTGCCAACCTGACCTACAGCATTTACACCCGATACGTCTAATATCTGTTGAGTTCTAACATCAACGGTACCAACTACTCCTACAGCCGAAACTCCAGTAAGTTCAACTGAAATACCAAGGCTTGTATCGCCTACATCAGCAAACGGGGCACCGCCGTAGGGAAAGCCAGCAAACATGATTTACCTTATTTAGTAACTCTTATTTTGTCTAAAAAATATTTTTGATCTGCGTTATGATTTATGCAATTAATAAAAAACACTTGTGTTAGCCTTGCATTTTTATCGTCGTCGTCACCAAAATATTCTCCAGCACAATGAAGCCAATTTCCAGGATATAAAACTAACCTGTTGTACTTATTGCTAACATAATCATCAAGTTGATACTGTAAGTTATGCCGATCTAATGATTTTTTAGCTTCTTCATACGAAATATTACCCATAACAAATTGCTTTTTTATTGCTGTATCAAATTCAAGTTCTTCTTTAGAGTTTGTTTGTTTTAAAGAATAAAATCCTGTACCAGAATTAATTGGTGCGGTTGGATTTAAATACAAAACACCAGCAATCTGATCTTCATCAGAATGAACCCACCCCCTACTGTATTTGCTGTTGACAATTTGAAAATATGATTTCATGTCTATAGAATAGCTAGATTCACTTATGTTATAAATTAATTTAGTTATTTTATTAAAAATATAAAGGTTGTACTGTGTATTTATTTCCGCAATAACCGAACTTCTTTTACCTGGAAAAGTGGAGTCTTTTATATTGTTGCTAAAGTAGTCAATTGATAAAGCATAATTACGAACCATATAAGGATCGTCTAAAAAATTATCAATAACTAATAAACCATTCATTACGTTTTTGTCCAAACTTCTTGTGGAACAACGGGCCAGTTAATATTGCCATCCACTGGATAGACTGCATATTGGCGCACTGCATTCCGATACGCTACAAAATCTTGCCCATTGCTTAAATATGGATTACTTTTTGTTGGGTCAGAAACATCAGGAATAGTAGTCCAATCTGTTGCTTGTAGTTTTGCTATGGCAATAAATTTATTCTGTTCTGCTGTGGGTGGTAACGGTGAAACTGGAGTGTTAGCCTCAGTCCATTTTGCTATACAACAATTAGTCCATGCTGGTAATTCTGTAATTGACTCATTTGGTATCAGTGCAGACTTATATTCAATCCAACCAGCGGTATCTTGCCATTGAAGGGCGTGAACATCAGCTGGGATATTGCAAGAACTAAAATCAAGGCCACTGTAAAATATATTATCTTTACCGACCGATCCGTCAATAGGAACAATAGTTAGTTTCATTCTTCAATACTCCTAATTAATTTGGGTTGTTCTTCGTGCTTAACTTGCACAATACCTGCGGTAGTTAATAAAAGCTGTTGTGCTTTTTCATTTGACTTAACCATTTCATTTCTAAACGATTCAACTGCGGCGCCAGTTTGACGTTGCTGTCCTGAGTTTTCAATTAATAACAATGGTAGCCAAGATATTGCGCATTCATAGCTATCGACTTGTGACCCACTGTTTGAATCAAAACCTTGAACACGGGTATACCAAGCACAAGTAAGACCCACACAGTCTTTTTTAATTAGTGGGCAGAATGTTCCGTTTTTAAGAGTTCCCATTATTAATCCTTAGTTGCACGAATAACGTCAACGTATTTAACAGCAAGATTAATTGCCGTGCCAGTGAAGCTATGATTGTGTGCGTCTTGCGTATGAGTATGTGCATTTTGTAAAGCAGTTACAGAATTACCGCTAAATGTACCCGAACCGCTTGAGAAACTGAATGGGTGGGTATGTGATCCACCACCACCAGTGGAACCGCTATTGTAGTTAGCATAAAATTGTGCGTCTCCAATTATTCTAGCTCCATATAACGTACTAGTACCTTCTTGCCAATAGGTAGGTATGGTATGAGTGTGACTTGGGATTTGAGTTGTGCTTAGTGTAGTAGCTCCTGCTGAACCTGACACACTAGTAATACTTACTGAACCAGATGGCGTAATTGCTTGATTGGTTGCGGTTGTATTTTGATTAGTTGCCGTAGTATTACCAATTGTTCCCGAAACAGCTTGGCTTGTAAAAGCCGTTGTGAAATCTACAGAACCGCCCGTACTTGCAGCGCCAGTAACAACTCGTAAACCAGAATTATTGTAGTTAGTTGTATCTTTAGTCCAGCCAGTAGGTGCAGAGGTTTGACCGAACAACATAACCGTACCAGCTGGGAACGCACTTGGTGAAGCGCCACTTGAAGCAGCAGTTAATCGCCCTTGCTGGTCAACCGTAATACTTGCGTAGGTGTATGAACCAGGGGTTACAGCGGTATTAGCAAGACTAATCGTACCCGTTGATGTAACTGGGCCACCAGTCAATCCTGTGCCAGTTGCTACGTTAGATACTTTTGCATCAGTATAGGTAATAGATATAGAGTTACCTTGCCATGTACCAGCAGTAACCGTACCAACTCCAGTAATGCCTGTATATGATCCTGATATACGAGCAGAAGCCACCGTACCAGCAGACAGGTTTGATGCGTTCATAGAAGTGATGGATGTACCACCACCGCTAAGGTTTGTAGCGTTTACAACGTTGGCATCAAAAGACCCGTTAGTATCACGAAGCACAATAGTGGAAGCACCATTGGCAGAAGCAGCAGTAGTCCTGGCATTTGATATGGTTCCCGAAGTAATGTTAGAGGCATTGATATTTGTACCGCCAGAAATATCACCCGAAATATTTGCCGTAATCGTGTTGGCAGAGAAATTACCGCCAGCATCACGAGAAACAATCGTTGATGCCCCATTAGCAGAAGCCGCCGTAGTTCTTGCGTTGGCTATGGTTCCGCTTGAAATGTTGCTGGCATTGATAGAGGTTATGGTTGTACCAGCGCCAATAAAGTTTGCAGCAGTTACGTTGCCAGCACCAAAAGCTCCATTAGCGTCACGAACAACAAGCGTGGAGGCACTGTTTGCATCAGATGCTGTAGTACGGGCGTTGGCAATCGTGCCACTAGTAATGTTAGACGCATTGATAGCGGTTAGGGATGCACCATTACCTGAGATATTGGTGAAATTACCCGTTGTGCCGTTAAATGTTGTGGCATTCGATGTGGTTGCTGTAATTACATTGGCAGCAAAAGAACCATTCGAGTCACGAGCTACGATGGTTGACGCACCATTAGCATCAGAAGCCGTGGTTCTTGCGTTAGCTAGAGTACCTACTGAAATAGCAGAAGCGTTAACAGACACACTAACAGCATTGGTAATCTGACCCTGTGCGTTAACAGTGAACTGACCAACTGCGCCATCATTACCATACGTATTAGCCGTTACTGCTGTATTGGCTATGCTAAACGTTAGGTTGGAAAGGTTAAGGCCTGTACCCGCTGCATAAATCTGAGCAGAACTAATCTGCGCAAACGTAATATTAGATGAGCCAAAAGTAATTGTGCCTTGGGTATTGCAAACATAAGTTTCACCAGCACCCGTGTTACCAGACTGAACGTAAAACGCATCGCCAGCACCAAGAGTATTAGGGTTAGCCAAACCAAAAGTATCGGCATCGGTTGCACGAGTTAACACCCACTGCGCAGAAGAATTTCCTGGATTAGTAACTGTATATACACCGTTGTGCACTGCATTTGCCTGGGTATAAACCAAAACACGAGCTGTATTGGATAGCGTTACACCGTCAATGATAAGCGCTGCATTAGCGCCATTATTGGTAAGCGTTGCGCCTACACCGTTACTAGCACCATTTGGCTGAACGTAAACTGCGTTTAAAGCTGTTGGAGATTCAACTAAGACAGCCTCGTGGTACGAAATGCCTT